CGCCGATGATGGAAGCACTCAGGCTATCGATGGTAGTCTTACTCTTGCGCAGATGACAGGCTCGAACGCCTACATTAGAAAGTATCTCAGGCATGATCCCGATCTTGTTTCGACTAGTCGACCTTTGGTTCTTTCTGTTGCGCGCACGGAGATCACCGGTGCTGCAGGCCAGGCTCTTAATGAGAGTAACCTTATTTCGGTTCACATCGAAGCCGGTACCGGCGGTAACGCCGCGGCCGATGCTGGCGAGACTCTTGGTACCCCTGGTACCGTGGCTCAGGTCCGACGTCTGACACAGCTTGACCCTGACGACAGCACTGAAGTGCTGCTTGTTTTCGAGCGTACAGATGCACCGACCAATGTTGATGAGTTGGATATTCGGCTTAGCTTCCAGCAGGATGATCAGTTCGATCCAACTGCGAATGTTCCTGGTGGTGTTGTTGGTGACATCTTCGCTCTCGAAGGTGCTGGTACCTCGCGTACCCTGACCGACGAAACTAATTTCGATATTGGTGGAGAGAATGTCAGTGACCAGACCGAGACCATGAAAGAGCTTAACATCGACGTGTCCAGCATCGCTGTGACCACGCAGACCAAAAAGCTCAAGGCGAAGTGGACCCCTGAGCTTGGTCAGGATCTTAATGCGTACCATAACTTGGATGCCGAGGTTGAGCTTACTCAGCTTCTCTCCGAGCACATTGCGCTTGAGATCGATCGTGAGCTTCTTGAGGACCTTGTCAAGGGTGCAACGGCTGATACTTACTACTGGTCGCGACGACCTGGTAAGTTCGTCAACCGCGCCACTGGTGAGCAGATTGGCGGCGATGTTGCCAACGAGTCCCTCATGGGTGCTGACTTCACCGGTACCGTGTCCGAGTGGTACGAGACTCTGATCGAGACCATCAATGATGTGTCGGCTCAGATTCACCGTAAGACTCTTCGCGGTGGTGCTAACTTCCTCGTCTGCGGACCGGAGGTTGCTAACATCCTTGAGTTTACTTCTGGTTTCCGTGCGAACGTTAGCCATGAGGACAACAAGGGCGATGTTGGTGCTGTCAAGGCTGGTAGCCTTAGTCGTAAGTGGGATGTTTACGTTGATCCGTACTTCCCCCGTTCAACGATTCTCGTTGGTCGACGCGGCAGCAGCTTCCTTGAGAGCGGCTATGTTTACGCACCTTACGTGCCTCTGCAGGTTACTCCGACGATCTTCGGTACTGAGGACTTCGTGCCCCGTAAGGGCGTGATGACTCGTTACGCTAAGAAGATGGTCCGACCTGATATGTACGGTCTGGTTATCTGCCAAGACCTCTTAGGCTAAGCTTAAGAGTTTGGTTGTAACGCCAAACGACCCCGCCTGTTCATTCAGGCGGGGTTTTCTTTTGCCTTCAAACTATTTACCTTGTACAATAGGAGATAAAATGTATGTCGCTCCCAAATCTCACACCAGCATCTTCAGCCAGCGCAGTCGTACTGCCTGAAACAGGGTCGCTATCAAACGCAGCGATATCAACGAATTATCCCTACGGTATATACGCCTCAGGATCGCTGGCTAACAGTAGTTTTGTCACTGGAGCATCGGAGCAAGTTAATTATACTTATCGCAAGCTTGGCGGCGATGTGCTCGATATTGAACTAACAGAGAAGAACATATTTGCAGCCTATGAGGAGGCTGTTTTAGAATATTCTTATATTTTGAATATTCATCAAGCAAAAAATATACTTCATAGCGCGCTAGGGTCCACAACTGGTACTTTTGATAGCGATGGTGAAAGGACTGATGCAAAAGCTGATGACAAGATACAATTAAAATATCCTAAATTCAGGTTTGGATATGCAAAGCGCACAATGGACCACACTATATCTGAAACTGGGCTTGGAGGCACAACTCCGGTATATACGGCTTCCTTTGATGCAGTTGCACAGCAGCAAGAATATAACCTGCAAGAAATTGTGCAGAACCTGTCCTTAACGGCTAGCTCAAACTACCCGGGCGTGGTTGACAATAGTAGAGTAATCATACGCAGAGTATACTATCGCACGCCTCATACAATGTGGAGATTTTATGGATATTACGGTGGCATGAACCAAGTTGGTAATATGTCAACCTATGGAATGTATGCAGATGACTCTACATTCGAGGTGATTCCTCCATGGCACAATAAATTGCAAGCTTTGGCATATGAGGACGCAATTTATACAAGGAACTCTCACTACTCGTACGAGATTCAGAATAATGTTTTAAAATTATTTCCTTTCCCAACCAGCTTAAGTCCTTCAAAATACTTCTTTGAGTTCACCGTGCACAGCCCTGATGAAATATTCGAGGAGCAGGACGTCAAAAAAGATGGAATTGACGGCGTAAATAATATGAATACGCTTCCTGTGTCAAATATACCTTATGAGAATATTAATGCTATAGGAAAGCAGTGGATCCGCAGATTTGCATTAGCTATCACAAAAGAAATGCTAGGGCAAGTGCGATCAAAGTTTGGCAACGTTCCAATTCCAAATAACACCGTTCAGCTTAATGGTACTGCGCTCATAAACGAAGGCAAAGAAATGCAAACTAAGCTTCGAGAAGAATTGCAGAAAGTCTTAGATGAGATGACCTACGAAAAGATGGTGGAGACTCAAAGTAATATTACAGAGAAGACTCAAGGTATTGCAAAGCATTATCCTTTCTTTATTTATCAGGGGTAGGGTAGATGGCTGACGAAACAGACAAGTGGACTAGACCAGAAACTCCTCCTCCGCCTCTATTTCTAGGGGAGAAGGAGCGTGATCTTGTTAAACAGGTCAACGACGAGCTTATAGAGCGCGTTATTGGTCAAACTATTGCATATTATCCAATAGATCTAGAGCGTACGAACTATCATGACCTTTATGGCGAGGCGATTGTAAAGACATTTTTACCGCCTGTTAGGGTGCATGCTCTTGTGGATTTCCAGGGGCAAGAAACGAAAGTTGAAAATCACGGAATTGACAAAATGACCAAGATTACCGTGCACTTTCACAAGCGCAGGTTAACTGAAGATCAGGATTTGTTTGTCAGGGAGGGCGATTTTGTGCTCTATGGCGAGGCTTTTTACGAGATTGTATCCTTGAAGGAAGCAAAAGAGCTTTTTGGACATGTCGACCGCAGGGTGGAGATCTCAGCACAATGCATACGTTCAAGGGAGGGCTTATTCGATGGCACGTGATAAACAAAAAGGAGATGTGCAGGAGAAAAATAGAGAAGTCCCGTATTTCAAATCAGAGCTTGAAGATATTGATATGGCCGTATACAAACTTTTTAAAGAAAAGCTTGATATTAGCACAAAAACCAACAAAGGCTTTGCTTCCGTTCCTGTTATTTGGGCCGGCCAAGAGCGCTCCAACAATATTAAGCGAGACGACATAAAAAGAGACAAAAAAGGCAATGTTGTCTATCCTGTTTTAGTTATCGAGAGGACAAATATCGTAAAAGATCTTCAAAATGCTAAATCTATACCATACGCAGCTATTGACCCTCGCGGAGACTTAAAAGGCGGTCTTTTGGAGATCAACAGAGTAATAAAGCAAGATAAGACATCAAATTTTCTTAAAGCAGATACTATGAGGGTCCATTCTCAGGAAATGCTTCCTTCAAAAAGAGGTGAAGACAATAAGAAAGTTGTTTATGAAACCTTGACAATACCGATACCAATTTATATGAATATAGATTACAAAATTGTAATTAGAACAGAGTATCAAGAGCAAATGAACGATATATTGACGCCAATTATTAGAGCGTCTCACGGCCACAGGAGAATTATGATTGGACACAATCATAATACCTATGAGGCTTTTGTGGACGATAACTACTCTTCCTCGAATAACATTACTAATTACGAAACAAACGAAAGAAAATATGAAACAGCCATAAACATGAAAGTTTTAGGATATTTAATTGGGGATGGAAGAAATCAGCAACAACCCAGAGTAGTTAGAAGAGAAAATCCTGTCAAAGTGCGTCTTTTAAGAGAGCGCGTCATGGTCGGCGACATCGAAGACGTATTTTAGAATTAAAAGGATTTTGCATACAGGATATACTATTTATTAGAGAAAAATGTTCTACAAAAAGAACGACCTTTAGAGGTTAAGGAGTAAAAAAATGTCAGACGATAGATTTAAGTTTATTTCACCAGGCGTGTTCATTGAAGAGATCGATCAATCCGCGATCCCCGAACTGCCAGAAAGAATGGGACCTGTTGTTGTTGGTCGCTTCAAAAAGGGGCCATCAAATAGACCCGTAAAAGTTAAAGATTACAACGAGTTGGTGCAAGTCTTTGGTTCTCCTTCGCCAGGAAATGCTTCTGGTGATATTTGGCGTACCTCTGCGATGACAGCTCCTACTTACGCCGCATATGCCGCCCAAGCTTGGCTCAGAAACAACACTCCTTGTACTATCGTCCGTCTGCTTGGCGTCCAGCATGAAGATGCTACTGGCTACAGCAACAACCCAAACTCTGTTGCCGGCTGGAGAACCTCGAATGTAATTAACCGCACGCCTGATGCTACTACTGGCACCGGTGGAGCTTACGGTTTGCTTGTCATGCCTGACCCTGATGCGGTCAATCAAGGTGCGACGACTGCATCGATGACCTGCGTTATCAACCCTAACGCAAATATGATCACTCCGGCCTCCATCCTTACGATTGGTATACCAAACCATATCGCAGGAGGTGTTGGTGCTACACCAACAGCGGGACAATCGTTGTTGTTTAAGTTTGACAACGTGATGGGTGATGCCTCACCAGACAACACTGTGCAAGTTCTTGGTACCGCAGCACAAGATGACGCAGCTCTTGAAGCAGCCATGACAAGGCTTGTAGGTCTTATTAATGGCAGTAGTACCGTTGTTGATGGAACTGATTACAAGGCAGGTACCTTCACGGGCGCAACGCCAACACTAGCTGCAGTTCAAGCTGCATACAGTGCATCCTGGACATCTGATAGCGACACCTTAACACTTCATACTAAAGCGGCAGGAAACCTAGCCAACAATCATATTGTTAGGATCCCCACTGAGTTTGTTAATGGTGGTGGTGCACAGGTTGCTACTCTCGGTGTGGCAGCTGTTGACGGCGCCACCGGCGGAGTTGCTACAGTTACTGCCTCAGCCGCGGCCGCTGTAACAGGAACCCTTGCTGCTACATGGTACATCAATGATGGATACATGAGGTTGATGGGTACCCCGCGAGATGCACTTGCAGCCGCTGGAAACCCAGTTACAAGCTCTGGTGTATGGATTCGTTCTGCTAACGGCGCTAATTTTCACGCCCATGTGATGGCTGATGTAACCACCACAGATACAGACGGCGCTTTCGCCGCCGGCGCAACGTTCAATTTTGATCCAACCTCGGACAAGTTTATCCGTAAAGCCTTTAACACAGATCCAACTGCCACAAACAGTGCGCTAGTTGATACTAGTGCCGGCGGAGTACTTCAGAAGTACTGGCTTGGCGAGACCTTTGAAGATACTGTTCGTTCACATTTGAGAGTTACGACTGCTGCTGGCACTGTACAGTCAGCCTCAGCCGCAGGAGACTTCTTAGGTTGCATCGTTGGCCTGAGGAGGCAAACCCCAACAACTGAATGGGCAGATCGTACTGTTCAAGCTACAGCCGGAGGAACCGGATGGTTCTTCTCGCAAGACAAGCGAGGCGATACTAATGCTGAATTCGACCCCACCTTAGACACGTGTGTTGAAAAGCTTTTCCGTTTCATCTCTTTAGACAATGGCGAGCATACAAACAGGGATATTAAGATTTCTCTGGCTGATATCAAACAGCCTCCCAACAATTTTGTTAAGTATGGCACTTTCACAGTCTTAGTCAGAGCCCAGGATGATACTGATGCCAATCCTATTATTCTAGAACGATACACCGGTGTTAACCTAGATCCAACCTCTTCTAAGTACATCTTGCGTGCCCTGGGCGATAAAGAGTACGCCTACGATTCTGTTTCTAAGACCGTGAGACAGTTTGGTTCTTATGAGAATCGATCAAAGTTTGTTCGCGCCGTCGTATCTCCGCTTGTTGAGACGGGAAATGCCGAAGGCCTTCTGCCTTTCGGAGTTTACGGCCCTGTCGTTCCAGACACCATAGAGGTCAGAGAGCAGGCTAACCACACCGACGCCGCAGATATTGACAATCTCTTGCTAACGGGTGCTTTCGGCGTCCCCGCCCCGAACAATATTGGCAACGGACTTTGGGTTGTGGGTGCCAATGGCTTACCTAATACGGCACTGCAAGACCTTGATGCCGCAGGCGTCACCAACGTCAATGTATCAACGATAAACGGCGCCGGCGCTGACGATGTTGTTTGGGATGCCGGCACTCCAGCCATTGACGCAGCAATCAGATGGCCCTCAAGCCGTATTAGAGTTAGCGCGTCAGAGGGTGGACTCGTTCGTCAAACCCAAGCTTACTTCGGATATCAATCCACCCGAGCAGGCACTAGAATCCTCTCTGAGGAGAACTTTGACCACTTCCGCGGCGGCCCAAGCGGCTTGGACATGCTAACGCCAGTC